GGCACCAGCATCCTGCAAGGAGCTGATGCCTGTGTCGTAGCCGACACTGACGCCGTTAATGCTTTTATTATTAATAACACCGGTACCAAACCCAGGCACGCCTCCACGAGAGGCCTGCAGCTGCATCTGCCGGTCCATGCTCAGCTGATGCGCCAGCAGCAGGTAACAGCCGAGCGGCCACATGTTCCGCCAGCGGTTCGGCGGCAGCATGGTGACGATCAGGCCGAGCCACATCTCGATCTGCTCGTCCGGGTAGACGGACGAATCGGCGAAGGCCGGGAACACCGCCCGATAGCCGGACACGCTGACCGGCGAAGTCCCAAGATTGGTCGGGCAGGTACCAGTCGTGGTCATGCTCATCCTGACACCTCGCGGACTGCATCCATGATGGCCTCTAACCACTTCTCGTAACGCCCGCGATCGGCCTGGATCTCGTCGTACTCACCACGCGACAGCCGGCCATAATGGGCAAAGCCGTCGGCGTAGCCGCCGAAGCTGTCGTACTTGTCGATGTCGGCCTCCGTGGCTTTGAACAGCTCGCCCCGCGTCATCTCGCACTGCAGAGTCTTGTCGTGCTGTGACTGTCGACAACAGCGCGCGTCGAGCCCCAGGCGGTCGAAGGCGTGGCCAGCCACCCGCGGCAGTGCTTCCGGGTCGAGCGGCGCCATGGCTACATCCCGGGCGTGCCCGCGACCGGAGGCACGATGTTCTCCTGGTCGACGGCATCACGGATCGCTTTGTCGAGCGAAGTGCCCTTACGGATGGCGTCGCGCATCGCCGTGCGGAAGTCGCGCGCGCCCTTGAAGAAGTGCCGTTTGTCGCGCGCCGACTGGCGGGTCTCACCGCTGATGACGCCCATCTCGATGCATTTATCCAGCGGCAGGCCTTCGCGCACCGCGTCGCGGAACGCCTTCCTGAAGCGCGCCTTGTCGCCCGTGATGCGGCCTGCCTCGTCCGCATGGATCGCATAGCCAGAGTGGCGCTTGCCCTGCCAGCTTTCGCCACCGACGCCACCGGACGAGTAGTTCTCTTCTTCATCGCGCATGAGTCTGGCCTTACAATCATTCACAGTGAGCCCGCGCTCCAGAAGATCCTGGAGGATGTCGAGCAACGCCGGATCGACCTCGACGGGTACCGAGACGCCTTGAATGTTGGCCTCAGCGTCGACGCCGGAGATCGTCCCGGCGTTCTTCGAGGCATAGAAGACCTCTTCAGCCTTCTCCGATGACCCGTACGTCTCTTTCATTGATTTAAGAATGGATTCACCCTTGGCCGTGAGGGGCATAGGCTCACTCCTACGAACGACCGATGTTCATGGTCTCCGTGGCCACGCTCAGCTTTGGCCGCGGGTCCTTTGCGGGGAAGGCGGGTTCCGGAGGGATCTCGACGCCCCACTGCTTCAGCGTTTCGATCGCACGGTGCTTTTGGCTTTTCTCGTAGTCGTCCAGCTTGTGGTAGTGCTCTTGGTAACGCAGCTCCTGGAGCTTGCGAGCCAGGCGCTCGTCCGGGGAGTACAAACCTTCCTCGTGCGACTTCTCTTTAATGAATTCCAAAGTGTTCCGGATCATCGTCCGCGTCTCGGGCGAGTCAGCCTTGGCCAGCTTCTCCTGGTTCTGTTTCCAATAGGTTTCGAGGTGCTCCCTGGTCGCGCGCACCGTCTGTGCATAGCCGGAGGCGTGTTCGTTCTTCGGTGTCGGCGGCACACCGGGGTAGTGCTCGTGCTCGATCGGCTTGGCCGCGACCTCAGACTTGCTCGGGGTCACGCCCGCACCACCAGCGGTGAACTCCCCACCAGGGGCCCGCGGGTGCTTGGATTCCTCCCAGCGGCCTTCGGCGTCGGTTACCCAGATCCTCGAGGAGGCTTGGGCGGCAGGCCGAACACTTTCAGGGTGACCTGAGCAGTCGGCCGCGACTCCGCCACAGGCGCAGGCTGCGGCATCTGCCGTCCTTGTCGGGCGAGCAATGCCCCGGTGAACGTGTACAGCGGCGCCAGCGGCGGTAGGCGCCTGCCCACGTTTGAAGAAGACATTAACGGTGACCACCGCGCACTCACCGGAACACCGGATGGGACACGCCGGCAAGCGGCAGTAGGTAACTTACCAAGATGACCACGAAGATCAGCAGCAAGATGAGCTGCGCGATCAACGGGAACGGCGGTGGCAACGGTAGCAGCGTGATGATGTAGTAGACCACCGCGAACACGATCAAGATGACTAAGAGGGAGACCAGCAGCGAGACCATCACACGTCTCGCCGCGTCATGGTCTGTCGCGCATTGTCGGTGTCTTCCTCGGTCTGCGTGTCCAGCATGCGACGGCGCTGCACGCGACGCGCGGCGACCGCGGCACCTTCCGGCGTGCCCGGCAATGGTTCGATGTACGGCGCCTGGTCGCTGTGCGCGATCAGCCAGGGATGCGCCGCGATCTCATCCTCCACCTCGTGCTCGCCAACGTCGAAGTCCATCCGTGACGCGTCGTTCAGCGTCAGGGTGAACGGGATGATGATGTTCACGGTCTTCATTGAAAACCCCTCTTACGCGAGAGGACCGGGAGGGCGTCCCGGTCCTGTCCGTCACACAGTAATAACTTATCGTTTAACCAACACCGTCCAAGTATCCAATCGTCTCCGGGTAAACGAATTCTACGCAACCCAGTCTTCCATAGTAAGTAACTATTTGATACATGCTCCGAAATTCTAGTGGCGTGCGCTGCAGAGGCACCATGGGATAGCGCACGCGGTCACGGTCACGCGTATAGGCAACACAACGGTCGCTCGGTCCAGTTGCCCGGCCCGTTAGCCACTTGACGGGTTGTATATTAAGGGGCGTCCCGTTGGCAGCGTTACATAGCGAGTTATTGCGCAGGAACTCCAGGATACTTACGTTGCCCGCCGTGCTCACCTTCTGAGAAACGAGGTAGCCGAATTCCACGGGCGGCACGCGCAGTTCTGATGGCATGATTGCATAGCCCGAAGAAGTCCAAACATTCGTAAGTAATAAGTTAACATCGGCCAATATAGCGTCGGCGGTTTTATCAATCCACTTCAGTGAGGTGGTTTGACTGGTCGGGCTGGAGGCGCCAGCCTGTAACGCATTGGTCGCGGCGACCTGGCCGCCACGCGCAACTGTCGCATTTGTAAGGCCGTTCTTGTTGTAGGTCGCATCCCCGATGTACACCATCTCGTCGATGTCCATCTGGTGTTTCATACGCAGACCATCATACTTCTGAGCGTCGATCGGACGGCCAAGCTTTTGTGCTGACGCCAGTTCAGGCAGAGTATACTTGATTTCAAGGGCCCAGAGATAAAGTGGACTTACCGTCTTCCCGATGTCCAATGCTACACCACTGATAGCATTAGCGTCCTTGGATACCCAGGCTTTACCACCGGGTACTATGCCACCGGCCGACGCGAACGACGAATTAGTGAAAGAGCTGGATTCGTCTGCGATCGTAACGTCTTCCCGGAGGTCAATATCGCGACCCCACGTGACCGCAACTAACGGATCGTGCAGCTGTTGGTCCAACCGCTCGAGCTCGCCGATGAGAAACGCACCGGTCGAATCCCTGGTGTAGGTGAACTCGTCGAAGGTCATGAAGTTGTCGCAGGTGAACGCCTTCTTCCAGTTCACGCGTGCACCATTGTCGAAGACGATGTCATCGCCTTGAACACGCGGATCCTGTGGCGCGATGAGCTGCGGGCTCAACATCGTACCCGCAGCGTAGTTGAGCCTGTTGCTCATGAAACTACTCCTGATCAGTGATTAGATGCGGAACCCGATTTCCACATTGCCGCTCGCGTCGGCTGGGCCCATGAAGTACGAAGACGGGAGAGCGAGGGTGCTACCGCTCGATGCCACCGCCTCGAAGCCGCCCTGCGGGTGATTGCTGGCGGACGTAGCGGTCCAGATGAAGACCGGAGCTCCCTTGGTTGCTGCAGCGACGCCGCTGAGCAACACAGTCATGTAGCCGCGGACCATCACGTCACACGTGCCCTGTGAAGGCGGCGTGCTGACGTTCAGGCCATCCTGGCTGCCGCCGGTCGGGAACGGACGCGCGAGCAGGCCGTAAACGTTGGTGTCTGCTGCCTGCACGGTGCGCATGTTGCCGACGTTGCCCGCCGTCGCATCAACGACGAGGGGAATGCCGTAGGCAGTCGGTGCACCGGACGTGCCGACTGGCGTGATCACCCCCGGCTCGACGAGAGCGGCCGACGCCCGGTTGATGTCGCCCGGAATTCCGGCCGGCATACGATACGTGAACGCAACCATTATCTATGATCTCCTTACGCCTTGAAGCCATACCGCTCGCGATTGCGCTGGTTGATCAGCCGGACGGTGTCCGTGAGCGAGTTGTTTGAACTGGGGTTGTAGTTGCGGCCTTCAGTGATCGAGCCGCGGGTCGATTGCTGACGGACGAGCTCCGACGCACCGTTGAACAGCACCTGCACCGAATCGCACGTCATCATGGTGAGGTTTGGCTTGCCGCCAGATAGGCTCTCGATGGCCTGGCGGGTGTCATCCTCGACGAGGGCTTCCTTGAGCACCCGACGCCGGAAGTTGCACATCGCATCGAACGTTGTCTTCGCCGGGGACTGCGCATCGAACGTCGGCATGCGGATGCCCGGTGCGAGGATCTCAGCGCGGGCGACGAGGTCGGACCAGGCGGACCGCAGCGACGTGCTGTCACCGACTGCGGCGCGCACGCCGTCCCGTGTACCAGTGCGACGATCCTTGGTGCCGCGGCGATCGACGGTCTTCTTATCGAAGCCATTGCCGCCGTTGTCGTCGTCATCCTTGTCAGGATCCGGGGTCGACTCGGCTTCGGCCGGAGAAGAGCCATTGGCGTCGCCGTTGCCTTCTTGGGCGAGGATGGCGACGGCCTTCTCCAACGCCTCGATGCGGGCCATGAGCTGCGCCATGGGATCGCCACCACCGGCCGCAGCGGCTGCGGCTGGGGAGGGTGTTGCACCGGCTTCAGAGGTCGGGTCGGTCGGGTCGTCGTCTTTGACCGGACCTTCAGGCTGATGGAGGTGCACGTGCACTCCGCCACCGCCGAGGTCGTCAGAGGTGCGACGATCAGTGGTCTTGCTGTCGCCGCTGAGTACGTCTCCTAGCATTTCGCCGACCTTCTCGAGTTCGTCGACGAGCACCTCACTGTCACGCGTTGCATGCGCCGCCATGATTCGGTCGAACCACGCCGGGCGCTGCTTCTTACCTGCAGGCATAGCATTGTCTCCTATGGAACATCGTGGGCCGCACCGGCCGCGTTCGACGAGAGCAACATGGTTACCAATGATAAGATGTTGCCTTCCTTGTCCGGGTTCGAGCTGTTCGTATTCTGCGTCGTACCCGGCACTCACCTCGCGTTTGCCTTCGCGCACGTCGAGGATCGCGAGCTGATCTTGAATGAGCAGATCCGCATAGAGGAATTGGTTGTCGTACCGCAGGCCGTCGCCCCGCCGCGGGTTGAGCACGACACCGACTGAGTAGGTCTTCCAGTTCTCGGGCGCGACTTTCTCGGGTGGATGGTCGTTGGTGACCGGTTTGCCGGCGAAACTGGCGATGGCGATCGGCGCGAACACTTCGTCTTCATCGCGGCTGACGCGGATCACGCCTTCGCCGTCGGGTTCAACCGGGACCTCGCCGTCGGCGTAGAGCAGGACACCGGTACGGGCGATCGGCACGGCGGTGCACAGCAAGAAGCCGTCAGGCGTCATGCTCTGATGTTCGCCGAGCTTCTGCGGACTGAAGACCGAGCCAGACATCAGTTCTCAAGCACCCATTTCTTCGCTTGTTCGACGTGGCCGCGCAGTTGGCCGATGATCTGCCGCATGTCGGGGTGACCGCGGCCCACAAAGGTCAGCGTCTGCATAAGATCCGTGAACGCGCCCTCGATCGACGAGACCGCGACTTCCTGGCGATGGTCCGGCGGCCCCGTACGAGGCTGCGGTTTCTGCGTCAGCGGCATGAACGAATTCCTGTCGAGAGATGGCGCCGCGCTGCGCAACGGGGAGGAACGCAGCGCAACGTCACCCGGCGGCCACAGGAGGAACTTTGGCTGCCTAACTCATCAGATGATCAGGGATGATCGGTTCAGCATAACAGCGACAGTTATAAATCTGTCCCGGGTTGTAGGGCGGTCTGCCCTGCTCGACCTCGGGCGGATTGGCCCACTCGAACATCTCACCGTCATCCGAGCGATGGCCCATCCATTCGTGCGAATCGCGCACCCGGGAATCGCGTTGGGTGCGCCAGAAGTAGTGCGTGCCACCGATGAACTGCGCGCGGACCTGGGTCAGCACCGAGGCGACGCGAGAGGTCTCGGTGCGAGCGATCAGGTTGGCGCGGTTCAACGTGAACGAGCCGTCCTGGATCGCCGCCTGCACCTCGGGGAACGACATGATCTCTTCCCGGAGTGCGGGTACTCGGGCCCCAGTCACGATGTGGCCCATGGCGAGGTTGTGCACGCGCTGCGCCGCTTCGGCTGGAATGCTGCGGATCAATTCGACCTGGCGGGCCAGCGCTTCGCGC